CCAGCTATCATTGTTGCTCGTAGCAATTTAACCTTCATATTATGTTCCGAAGCAGAACGCGCCAGGTTGCTTAACTGCGAAATCAACGTCTTGTAATGCAATGATTCTTACACTACCAGCAGTTGCATTTGCGTATGGATCTACTGTTAGATCTAAACCTGACCACATACCAATAACAAACTGTGAGAAGTCTCCAAAGAGAACATCGTTATTTGCTAACTGATTAGAAACAATAGCTGGATAGCCGTTAATTTCATTATTCTCAAATACGAACTGCGCTGTGTTTGTAGCCTTTTCTGTTGACTTCAAAGCACCTCTAGCAGAAGCATTGATTAGGTAGAACATATTAGCTACATCAGCGTTAGCTGCTGCAACGTCTGTTTCCATACCGATGTACTCAGCAAAAGTACCAAATGTAGTAATTGTTTGTGTACCTACACCTGTTGTGTCTTTAATACCAAGTGGCTCGTTAGAACTACCAGAACCGTAAATTGCTGCGTTATCTAGCTTTGTGGCGATTACCTTAGCTATATCATCCCGAATCATAGCTTCAACATCTATAGAAGATTGAAGAAGTAATCTGCGAGAGTAGTCAACAAATGCTCCAACCGTCTTAGGTGTCATGTTGACCTGATCAAACGCCTGTTGACTTTCAGTTGGAGATCCAGATTCACCCACGAAATACGCAGTCGATGTAGATGTCATCCTGGGTATACTCACGTTACCTGACAATCCGGTCAACATTGTTGGGTTAGTTGCCATCACAGCCATTCTCTTTCTAAGAATGTCAATGAATGAACCTGCAAGCAACTCTGTAGGAACTAAGTTACCACCAGCAGTTGCTGTGCCTACATTCAAGTCTCTTTTTAAGACTTCGTTAGGAACAAGAATACCGTTTGCTGGCTTCTCATATTTCTTAGAAGCTGCATCAGATACTTCTCTCTCGAAAGCTGCCGCTTCTTGTGCAGCGCGATCTGTTGGGTTTGCTAGAGCGTTTAATGCTCTTAAGAAAGAAAATCTCTTAATTTCTTTTTGGTCTAAGCCAACTTCGTTTTGTGTCATGTCTGTTGAACGAATGGGTGTATTACGAACCTCTGCCTTGTTTTTAACAAGATCGAGGATTGCTGCTTTAGCCTCTTCGGGAGTTTTATTTCCCTTTATAAGTGTGTCAGCAAGCTCTTCTGCTCCATACTTTCCAAACTCACGACATAACGAAGTGATTGATGCTGTACGAGCATTGTTTTCATCAATAGCACGTTGAATTTCGGCTTTGATGTCGATTTCAACGGATTTCTCCGCTTCAACCGCAGTTTCTTTAGTTGATTCTTCCATAGTACGAACCGAGGGTGATGCGGATACTTCCGCAGAATTTATCTCCTCACGAGGAGACTTATCTTCTATATTAATACTATTACCTTGTGAGGGTTCTATCAAACTTCTTCCTATTCCGATTGTCGGATCCGCCGGAACAGTTACAACGCTTAATTCATGTACAGACCAGTTGGTTGCCCTCATCCCATCTTCCATTTCCTCCATATCATTTATTTGATATCCAAAAGAAATACCACGTAAAATACCATCCTTAACGTCTTCTAAGACTTCAGAAGCAAACTTATTCCGAGAGAAACGAATCTTGGCATAACCGCGTTTAGTGGTAGGATCAATTTTCGCACTTTCCACTACCCCTATAGGTTTGTTCATATCGTGATTGAAGAGAACTGCACCACCATCATTAAGTCGAGATAAATCTGCTGCACCTTCATCGTGGCTTAACACTTCGTTACCAAAATACCTCTTAACAGGATATTCCGAGCTAAATGGAAACTCAAATGTGCGTGATTTCACATTTTTGAAGTCCGTAACCTCTTTACGCTCAAATTTATCTCCTGTCTCAATCGTTCTAATATCGGCAATTTTTGTAAGTGCCGAAAATCGATGACCTGCGTAGATGTCAGTAGACTCACCGTTCCTATATACCTGTATCAAAGCCGCAGGGTCATCTGCTGTTCCATTTATCACAAAAGAACTGCTAGGAACATCAATTTTTCCATCGCGTTCAATTTTTGTAATTTTACCCCTAGCTCGACCTCCGCTAGCGTTCCAAGAGACAAAGTCACCTGTTTTTAAAGCATCTGGCTCTGCTCTTTCTACCTTTTGAATTTCTTCAGTCATAGTTTTTTCATTGGTGGCTGGTTCAAATTTAATAGGATCGAATTCGTTGTCTTCGAGCCAATCTATAGCCTGAGATGATGAATACTGAGTTAGCCTAAATCGTATTGATTGAAGCTCTGCTCCCTCTTCATTATCCTTTATACCAAAAATATAGTCTATACCCTCGCCTCTTTCATCATTTGACCGTCTAAATGTATCAAATTGGTCTGAATTTACGATTGTTGCTGCGTGTTCATTTGGATATGGCCTTGCTAATTCAATTACATCTGCTCTTTCTCTAGCCTTTTTTATAGCAGCGGCTTTGCCTCTGCTCCAAGAGAATCCAGCGTCACCTCCCCAAGCCGCCCAGGCCACTCTTCCTTTTGATGGGAATCCTTTTTCTCCCTTTCTAAAACCTTCTGCTTTTTTATCAACTTCATGGCGGCTAAAAAAACTAAACATACGCACTACAACGTCCGCAGATAGTTCTCCTCCGTTAATTATTTGACTAGCTCTTACTGCTGCTACTTGCGTACCACCAGCTTTACCTTCCTCTTTCCACGCCTTATATCTTTTAGCCTCAGTAACCATTCCTTGCGTTGGTTTGAGGTTAATTTCTGTGCCGCTTACATTTGCCATAATTAACTAGACTTTTTTCGTTTTCTAGATCTTGCTGGGGGTTGTGTTTCGTTTGGAGATAAATCAAGAGATAGCTGACCCATCTCAACTTCTAAATCAAGATCTTTATCCAATGTTACACCTAATGACTGTGCAACATCTTGTTCTCTTGCTATCTCAGAAACAATGTCATCATAGTCTCCTCCATTAGTCTGTGCTATGACTTGCGACTTGGTCATATAACCAGCCTGTTCTGCCTCTCTATAAGCTTTTATTTCTTTAAGTGGATCAACATAATGTTGTGCTGGTGGTGTCCACCTTGGCTTGCAATATCTTTTTGAATTAGAAGCATAATCAGAAAAATCTATAACACCAGATAAGACTGCAAGATCTAACCACTCTTTAAATACACGATAGTGAAAATTATCAATTATGTATTTCTGACAGAACTTCCAATGTTCTCTATCCTCCAACAAACTCAATCTTGAACTTGAATAGTTAGTTTCCGAAAAATCTTTACTAATAGTTTCAAAGCTGACTCCTATTCCAGTTGCAAAACGCCTAATTTTGTTTTTTACAAACATTTCATATTGCTGACTTGGATAATCAATGTCAGGAACAGTAACAGATTCATTAGGCATAAGATACCTAAATGTACCCGGCTCAAAAGATTGTATCCTTTGTGCGTTTTGTACATCATCTCCAATTAGCTCTCCCTGGTCATTTTGTATGAAGCCCATTATGCTCGCTCCTGCCCTGGCGCGAATTACTGCTGCTTCTTCGTAACCTTGCAATTGGTGCATATCAGCCATAACACTATGAAACCAAGGCACACCTCTGTTTTGGCCAGGTCTTTCTGGTAAGAATAAATGAATAATATCTTCTGCTGGTATAAAAATATGTAGCTTTCGGTTTGCAGAATAATCTAGATAATAAGCGTCACCAGGATGCTTAGTAAGTATCGCATAGCGTAAAGCTCTACCCCATTCATCTACCTCAACACCATTTCGCCATTCGTTATTTTTATTAAGTGTTTTGCCATCATATTCCTCGTCAAGCAAATCACTCTCAATCATTTGTAAAGCAAGTGGTACTTCAGAATTACCAAATGGTTTTCTAACAATTCTAAATATTGCTTCTCCTGATTCGCATAATGCACCAGCAGCTAACCACTCAAATTGATGAAAGGAATATTTACCTGCACAATCACAACTATCTGCTTGTGTCCAATCCGTCCATGCTTCCTCAATAATATTGTTTACTCTTTGATCTCTTTTTCCACCTCTCTGTTGCGTAACGAGAGATTGAAACTTCATACCTGTACCAACAATATTTATTTGTGTTGTACGCTTTGCTTGTCTAGCATAAGGATTGTTTC